TCTAAACCTTTTGCTACTGTGCTGACCTGTGGATTAAAAATATCTAATTCGTTCATGTAATTCTCCTTTATTTTCAAAAATAATTTCTTAATAAAAATGGTACATGTTTCAAACTATTTCATTCGTACCTACAGCAAAGTTAGATTAGAAACCTAAACTTCTACCGTGTGCTGCACCACTTGGCTTTGAAGTAGATGCCTTTGCACCACTCTGAGCTTTAGCTTTTGCTTCCTCAAGACGATTTGCTCTTTCCTGAATTGCAGCCTGAATTGTTTCAGCAACATATGGAAGCTCTGGTGTAATACCTTCCTCATATGCTTCGGAAGCACCCGTGATAAGAAGATCGCTCTTAATCTCTACAGATACCTTCTTTCTTGGCTTACCAATCTTAACTGGAATCTCTGTTACAGTCTCAATTCTGTTGTTAATAATGTCTCCATAGAATTCTACTGTCTGTCCTACCTCGAATCCTGAATCAACAGCCTGTCCTACTTCTCCCTCTGCCACAAGGTCGATTGGCTCAATTCCGTTATATGTAGGCATCCATCCGCTTACTACAATTCTTCCTGTCTCAACACCATCAGCATCAAGCTCAGGATTGATACCAGAAATGAATACCTCAACTGCGAACTCTGCGTGTGGCTCATAATCCTCGTCAGCTTTTAATCTATTGAAGAAATTGCTCTTGTAAGATACAATCTTCTCACCATTCTTACCTGTGAATGGGCTAATATCACCAGTTACTCTAACCTTTGTAGCCTCTTCCTCACCAACTTCTGCAATAGACTTGTACTCATTCATTACTGTCTGAATACCTGCATAAGTCTTGTTATCAGCACCTGCCTTAGTCTTCTCATTTACATTGACATTGTACTTAACGAAATTCACATCAGAAGTTTTGACCGTAATATGACCTGTTACCTTATTCTTTCCATCTTCTGTTACAATCCTCAGATCCTTCTCACTAACTACACCTACTGTTGTTGCTTTTGCATTTGCCTGTCTTAAATTTGTTTCCTTTGTTGTTGTCTCTGCCATTTAAAAAATGTCCTCCTTATAATATGTAATAAAATTTTTTGATAACTATATTTGAACAGTCTTGCGACTGGAACACAGAAAATAAATTTATGTAAAAATCTATCTTCAACAGTGATTTTTGAGTATAAAAACCCAAGGGTATGCTGTTCTTCCACCCATACAAATGCTTTTCGCATTTATTTATTCTCTTGTTTTGTCTCAATTTTTATATAATTTTCGAGACATCTTGTTTTGGAATTTTTGAACTGAATCGTTCAAGACTGATTAGATATTCTCTAAGAACAGGATAATTTAGCAAAAATCACTTTCATCCATACCATAATACTCTTGCATATCAATATAATATTGGTCATCATGTAATGGAGTTCTTTTAGCTCTTTCAAAATACTTGCCAATATCTAACCAACATTGATGTTTCGTAAGAGGTTGAATATCCATATCTAAGTGATTGTTGATGAATAATATTGTCTTTTCCTGTTTTTCTGTTGGATTATATTTCTCAGGAATCTTCCATTCACCATCCAAATATGTAATTTTACATGACTTACAAACAAATTTTTCATGTTCAACTTTCTGATAATAAATCTCTTCATCTTCCCAATGATAAAACCCTTCCATTTTACAATAGGTTTTATTGTCCATTTCTTGATCACAATTAGGACACTTCATATTCTCACCTCCTCAAAATTTGAGCATTTTGAATGAATAAATAATTTTGCCGATGAATCAGTATCATTGTTATAAGATTTAATGTTATCAATAACAATTTTTGCATTACTGCTTATTGAATCAATATTACTAATAAAACAACGGCAAGCGTTATATGTTCGATTATCCATATCCACCTCTTACTTATTCTCTTATTCAGTTTTAATTTTATTGGAAATTGTTAGCTGAATCGCTAAGACTAATTATTCAAGAAATTTCTAATGTCATTCATCATCTGTTCTGACTCATCAAGATAATATCTGTGAGTATCTACGCCATCATAATATTCAAAATACGGAATTGGCTGCTCATCATTATCATACATCCATCCAAGTTCTGAATATGCATCAAAATATACTGACACATGCTTTCCTTTATAATCAATTACAAATCTGATAATTGCACCTGCAAATGGTGGAATAATTTTTACATCCCATTCTTTATCAAAGTGAAAAGCAGGAAGTTTTCTTGCCCAACATCTAAAATCATGCATCTGTTCCACTTTTGATAACATTAATGACTTATTTACATTTTCCTGTAAGGTCATTTGTTTCCTCACCTCCAACTATATATTCTCTGTTTTCTTTCTTCTCATTACTAATTCAAACTCTGTGCTAGGATATGAAATCTGATATTCTTCTTTCTTGCCTTCTGAGTCTTCCATATTGCCCATAAACCATGCATATACAGCATCTATTACTTCATTTGTAACATCTATTTTCTGTCCAATCCACATATGTTTTTCTGTATCCTGAGTTCCATAGTAAATTGTATTTGTTATTGGACTTATACCAAAACCTTTCTTTTTCGCCATTTATTTTTCTCCTTACTGCAACATTTCTGGATAAAAGTCATACAAATAATCTCCAAAATCTCCACTTCTCTCTGAACCTGTTTGACTCTGCCAAAAATGTTTCCACTCTTTACCTCGCTCAGTCTGAACAAACTGTTCATATTTAGGTCTTAAAGCCTCTCTATCTTTACAAATATCACTCATTCTATAAATCTCCTTTAAAATTGAACCAAAAAATGTCAGATTCCTTGGATTACTCTTTCTCAATTTCAAACTTGTCTTTAATTGCTTCTAAGATATTATTTGCTGCAATTCCTCTTTTATCAAAAGAGTTAGTATCTTGCTCAGATAACATATACTTAATTTCTGCTCTTAGGTCGTATAAAACTTTTGTATACTTTTCTCTGATTTTATTTTCATCATAAGTTTCTGGTAATTTTCTATTAAGTACGATAGTTAGCCAATCACCATATACTGAGACATTTACATCATTTTTGTTATACCAACCATCATCTTCCTTTGATAATCTTCCAAATTGAACATATAGATTATTATCTGAATCTCTGTTAAGATAAATGTTATATTGTATTCTTACATAATTAAAAATTGTATAAATATTGTCATCACTGAAACCAAAGTCTTCAATTTCACAATCCTTATGGCATTTACAATATGTTTCAGCTTTTGCTTTATCCTTGAATACAGCTTCAATATGATAATCCGAATAATCACCAGCCGTTACAATGTAAACTTCATTCACTTATATATTCTCCTTTCGTTCCCAAGAAATCGAAATTTACTGCGACTTTATCTCAAAAAGCCCTCTTTAACAACTTCTGGGTTTGGTTTCTTAGGTAATTCAATTTCGCTTAACTGTTTTAACTTTTTATTAAAGGGCTTTGGCAATTTCATCCACGCTATCACCTTGTCCGTAATAGTGAAATATGAATAGTCATCAGGCGAATAATCGCACACCTCATACCAACCTTGTGGAATCCACCATGTATCTTCCTCTTCTATATATTCCCAATCATCAGGAACGCCATCACACATATTCCATCCCATATCTTCAATAGTGCAATGATGATATGGAAAATAAACCGCTTTAATTACTCTTTTATCAAGTTTTCCTAAATATCCTATATATTGTACTGTTATAAGTACTTCATCTGAGCAATTTCTAACATTACATTTTGGAACTGTGTTTTCATTCCATTGTGCCATCACAATCACCTACTTTGTATTCTCTAAAACCTGAATTGCTAATGCTTCTGCCTGATAAAGGTCGAATTCCTTCTCTATATTTCCACCATTATTTAATGTTATAATTCTGTCCATGTCCTTTTTTAAAATTTCAATTGCTTCAATATTACTCATTATAATGTTCTCCTTTCTCATATCGCATGAAACCGATAATTACTACTTATTTATTCTCTTCACTCGGAATGCAAATTTCAAAATCTCCATTCTTATTCATATGATAAGGAAACGCATTAGCTGGAATTGTAATCTTATATGCTTTCATCATACATTCATACATTACAAGGAACTTTCCTTTTGAAAAACATGGTCTAATACGAAATCCGTTTTCACCTGCTACTTGAATATCAAATGGGATATTTTTTTTAAAATGCTTATCATCATCTAATGTTGCTACCCTGATTGAATCTAAGATAATGTTTTTCTGTTCAAGATCATAATAACTATCTTCAAAAGCTTTCATGAACTGTACTTTGCATAATTCTTTACCAATCATATATTTATTCTCCTCTCACAGTTACATCAGTTCGTCTATCGTAAGACCAATCGACATCAAATGAAGTCATATGGTCTGTGCTAACCACTTCACCATTTTTAATTACAACTGGTTTACCTCTATATGGAACAAATACCATACACTCCATATCTTTGTTATTAGTCTGTGACTTTAATAACGACTGAATAATTCTATCCTGTTCCTGAATAATATTTCCGTAACTGTTATATGATCTAATCACATCATCATGTTCTCTCTTGTAGCAATCAATTAAATGTACAATGTTGTTATTAAGACTGCTAATTGCATCAAAAATTTTATCAAATACTTTCATATACTTATTCTCCTCTTACATCGCCTTTGCAATCGACTTAACCTGATTATTAAGGTATTTTACAATCAGACGTTTCTTAGCAAGATTCAAACCTTTTTCGATTTCAAATTCATCATCTTTACAACAGGTAGCTTCTGCTTTAAAAGCTCCACATCTAATCTGAACTTTCTTTCCGTTAGTTCGATAAAGATAGTTGCATCTTACATCTTTGCCATTAATATCTGTAAACCTAATTTCATTTAAGTACCACTTAGTCCAACTCCTCTTTACAGTCTTATTGGAATACTTTTCACGTTCATTATCTTTCATGATGTGAAATCTCTTATACTCACTTTCAATATCTTCATCCACTACACTAAATCCATTGTCTTTAAGGATTTTTACTACCTCTGCAATATCTTCTTCGTGATATGCTCTAAGTTCTCCAAATTTCATTAATTCCATATGTTTATTCTCCTTTCAATTTCAAAAGAAACGAATCTTTACTGTTAATTTATTTTCTGTTTATCTCTTTATTACTTTCATATTTTTATCCCAACTTCCTGTTATAGTTCCGTCAGGATGAATAATAAATTCTCTACAAACCGCATCATCTTCAATTTTTTCAACTTCACCTAACATCTTCATATTTGAATAGCTGAATGTAATATATGTATCCATATCTCATATACATAATAATCCTGTATTGTCTGTTCAATTAACTCAAAATGATTAAAGGCATATTCTAAAATTTGATTGTATAAATCTTCTTTATCATCATATTCAATGCCTGTTTGTTCACCAAGTTTCATAAGTTTTCTAAAAGATAAATCATCTGCAAACGAATAAGCTCCTATCCTATTCAATACATCTTCAATTGAATCGACATCACATAAAACACATTGTATTCTCATTTTTGTATGTTTTAATCTTTTCTTGATGCTTTTTAACTCGTTCAATGTTGGCATATCACAACCGAAAATTTCATTATTTTTCTGATCTGAAATCGCATGACGACTAATATCTACAAAATCAAATAAACCATCTATCTTATCTATATGTTTGTCAAGATATTTTGCATTAGTATTCATGATTAAAAATTTAATATCATGTTTTTCTAATACTTCGCATAACTCATCAAACTTTTTGAATAACAATGGTTCGCCACCAGTTACAGATACTGAATATAAAATACCAGCTTGTTCCATTTCAGATAGCATTGAATCAACCTGAG